AGGAGATCAATCTGGAAGAAGTACCGGAATGGTCAGATATTGACCCTTATGTTGAGTTTCAGAATGCGGACAGGATGCTGTTTTCTTACTTCAAGATTCCATTGGCAAACAATACAGACATCCATTCTCCTCTTGGTGTATCGATCTATGCAAGAGCCGTGAATCAGATCAGGGATGCTGATGAGCAGTATGGAGCAGTGCTGTGGGAATACAAATCAAAGGAAACTGCAATTCAGGCGGCAGATGAATTTTTCCGGAAGAACCGACAGGGAGAAGTTATCCTGCCAAAAGGAAAAGAGCGTCTTTACCGGGCAATGGGGCCGAATGTGATGAGTAGGGATGGAAATCCCTTTTTTAATGCGTATTCGCCGGAGATCCGGGATGAGAGCTTCTTCAACGGGTACAACAGGATTATACAGAAAGTAGAGTTTAACTGTGGTCTTGCTTATGGAACTCTTTCAGATCCACAGGTAGTGGATAAGACAGCAGAAGAAATTAAGGCCAGTAAGCAGCGCTCTTACGCAACGGTAAAATCTATTCAGAATAGCCTTGGGAACGCACTTGAGAATCTTGTGGCAGCAGTGGAAGTGTGGATGTCACTGGGAGGCATTGCCACAGAGGGAAAGGTGGAAGTATCCTGCAGTTGGGATGATTCCCTTGTAACAGACAAGAAATATGAGACAGAGCAACTACGGGCTGATTTTAGTATGGGAGTTGTTGGTCCCGTAGAGTATCGGATGAAGCGTTTTGGTGAAACGGAAGAGCAGGCGATCAAGATGTGGAAACAGGCATCACAATTTAGTCTTGAAGATACAATGGAATAGGGTGTGAGGATATGCAGCCAAAGGAAATGGAGCACTTGCCACTGCAGCTTGAAAAGATGTTTCTCGAATTGCAGAATCGCATTATGAGAGATGTAGTCAGGAGGATTAAAAAGACAGGTGGAATTACATCTACAGCGGATTATCAGTTGAACCGAATACAGATCATTGGAAATTCCACGGAGTTCATTGAATCGGAAATAAAACGTCTTTCAGGGCTTACTGATCCGGAGCTGTGGGAGATTTATGATACTGTAATCGAAAAGGATTACACCAGAACAAAAGAAATCTACGAACAGGTAAATGCCCATTTCACACCTTATGAAGATAATGAGCAGATGCAGACATGGGCGAAAGCGATTCTAAGTCAGACAAAACATGAAATCCAGAATATCACACGATCAATGGGATTTGCTTTGGATTACGGAGGAAAGAAAGTATTCACTCCATTTTCGGAGTACTATCAGAAGTATCTTGATCGTGCATGTATGAACATTGTAACCGGAGCGTTCGATTACAATACCGTTCTCAGGCGTGTAGTAAAGGAAATGACAGCCAGTGGGATACGGACAGTAAATTATGCGTCAGGATATGGAAATCGGGTCCCTGTGGCGGTCAGACGAGCTGTTATGACGGGTGTACATCAGCTAGCCGCCCAGATCAACGAACAGGTGGCAAAGAATTTAGGGACAGATACTTATGAAGTAACGTGGCATGCCGGGCATCGCCCTTCTCACTGGTGGGGAGGAAATGTTTACACGAAACAAGAGCTGATCTCAATTTGTCGTTTGGGAGATGTAGATGGTCTGTGCGGAGCGAACTGTAAGCATAGTTACTTCGCATTCGTAGAAGGTGTGTCTGTCAGAACATATACACCGGAACAATTACGGGAGATGGAAGCAAACGAACAAATTACAAGGTCTTATCAGGGAAAAATATACAACGCCTATGAAGCGCAGCAGCGTCAGAGAACACTTGAAACCAGAATGAGAAAGCAGAGAAGTGACATTGATCTTCTAAAAAAGGGAAAAGCCAGTCAGTTGGACATACAGGCAGCCCAAGCAAAGTATCTGAACACGCTCCGGGAATATCAAGGATTTTCCAAAAAGATGGAGCTTCCAGAACAGATGCAGAGAGTGTATATGGATGGGCTCGGAAGAGTGTTGCCGGGAAGATGGTTTGGATCTAGGGCATCCGATAAAAAGTTCTTGCACGAACAGTTGTCGTATATGTATAATGGAGAAAAACAGTTCATACCGGCAAATACAGTGTTTCAAAACGTGAAAATTATAGCTGGAACAGGAAGCAAAACGGAATTAAGAGTTGCGGGGCGGCTGGCAGAGAGATATGGTGGAGTTGCAAGCGATTGGAGCAAATGTGCAGGAAAAATAGAAAGCGGAAAGTATATATTCGATATTCACTGGTATGAAAAGGGCGGCAAACAGTACGAGGCGAAGTTAAAGGTAAGAAAGGAAAAATTATGAAGCTGAGATATATAGGGGAATCATTTGGAGTAGATTCTTTAACGAATGGAAAAATATATGAAGCAAGTGAAGAGTCTGGAATGTATCGTGTCATTGATGACAGCGGAGAAGATTATTTGTATTCAAAAGAGAATCCGGCACCACTTGATGGTAGCAGTCCAGGTGGACGTTGGGAAATTGTAAAAGAGTAATACCATTTATTCTTAATTGAGTGAGTGGTATTTTTTATATCAAAATAATAAATCAGCATCTATCCAGAGTGGTAGGTGCTATTTTTATACGCTTTCCTCAATTTTGGGGATAGTATTTGTCCGATCAACCCTCAAGACATTTAAACTGCGGGAAATATCCCCTGTGGCATGGGAGAATAACTGCCACGGCCAGCGGAGACACCGCGATAATAAACAGTGGTCAAGGAAAGGAATAAAGATGCAGTTAAGAGACGTATTAGGAGAAGAACTTTTCGGACAGGTAGACGCAAAGATTCAGGAACACAACAACGGGATCGAGGATAAATTACAGCATGTCCGGTTTGTAGACTTGTCGGAGGGTGGCTACATCAGCAAGGAAAAGTACCAGAGTCTTGAGACGAAAGCGAATGGACTGGAGACACAGCTGGGCGAAGCAAACAATACGATCAAGTCTTACAAGGACATGGATATTGACGGAATCAAGCAGTCTGCCGATGACTGGGAGGAAAAGTACAACGAAGACACAAAAGCACTAAATGACCAGATTGAATCAGACCGAAAGATGTTTGCAGCAGAGCGGTTTTTGGATACTCAGAAGATTAAATCTCCTTTATCCAGAAAGACAATCTTACATGAGTTTCTGGAACAGAAGATGGAGTTTAAAGATGGTGCTTTTGTTGGCGCAGATGAGTACATGAAAGGCGTCAAAGAGAAATACCCAGATGAGTTCGAACAGGAAGAACCGGATGGAGGAAAAAAGACGTGGGTAAGAGGAACTCATGGTACTTATAGACCGGAAACAAAATCCGAAGAAGAAGCTTACCTCTCAAGAAAATATGGAAACAACAAATATGCGAAATAGAAAAGGAGAATGACAGAGTATGAAATATGGCGGATATAATGTAAGTGAAAAATACAGTTCAATCGTTGCACCAAATTTTTATTTTGATGCAATTTTTCAGCCGGGAATGACATTTAACGATCAGTATCAGGGAGATGCGGAAGGAGCGGGAGCAGTAAAAGTATTCCGTCTGGCTGCTAAGGCTGCAAAAGATCCGAAAAAGCCAGCATCTGACTTTGAGCATGGAACTGCAGGAAATGAACTGATTTCAGTATTGATGAACAATTCACAGCAGGAATCAACAAAAATCTACAATGTACAGGCGAGTGCCGTACCATTCGATACAGCGGATGCTCATCTCGCACAGTCTACACAGGTTTGCAAAGAAGGGTGGCAGCAGTCTGGTCTTGCATGTCTGGTGCACGAAGGAACTGCAATGGAAGACACAGAAGCAATTACAACGTCCAACATTATCAGTAAGATAATCGCAGGAAGAAAAACAATCCGTAAACAGAAAGCGTCCGCGAATGTGGTCATGGCATCTGTAGAGACATACAGTACGATGCTGGAAGTTGCAGGGGACAAATTTACTCCGGTAAAGAATGACGAGATCATCCGTACCGGACAGATGGGATATTACCTCGGAATGCTGTGGGTAGAATGTAATATGCTTGATCTGACATCGGCAGCAAAATACTACGATTATACAGAAACGCTTCAGACAGAAGATCTGTCAAAGGTAGAGTATATCATGTATGACTGGAGAGGACTGCATATCATTGACCTGTTATCTATGGCAAGACTGAAAGACTCTGAGAACTTCAACGGAACTCTTGCACAGGTGGAAATCTGTACCGGATACCGTCTTGGAGATAAGAACTACGCAGTTGTAAAAAAAAAGGCCTAGATGACGATTTGGCACAAGTAGGAACTGCGAAAGTAGGCAAGGCAAAAGTAGGAAAAGTAAAATAGGAGGTATAAGTTATGGCATATACACCAACTACATGGAATAATGATGACGTTATTACAGCGGAGAAACTGAATAAGTTAGAGCAGGGCGTGAAGAACGAGCAGGTTGGACCAGCAGGACCAGCAGGACCGGCGGGACCAGCAGGGGCAAAAGGCGAAAAAGGCGAAAAAGGCGAAAAAGGCGATCCGGGTGCGCAGGGACCTGCTGGAACAAGTTACACTCTTCCAGCGGCGAACAAAACAACGCTGGGTGGTGTGAAACAGATGGCTTTGATTGCAGATTTGTCGACAGAAACAGCGACTGATCTGAAAAACAAAATCAATGCGATTCTTGCGGAGATGAAAAAACAGGGGATTATGGCGAATTCGTAAGGAGGAATAGGCGTTGATACGTGTAGATTTTCAGTTTTACGTAGAAGAATACAATGGAATTATAATCGAGGACGAACGGTCATTGAAACAGCCGATCTTGAAAGCTAACACCTATCTGAATCAAGTGATGCATTTACAGCCGAGTGAGAACGATATGGAGTTAGTGAAGCTTTGCCTGTGTGAACTTGCTGACATGATCTATCAGGATGATATGAACCGAATGGAACATGGAGGAAGAGAAGTGCAGTCGGAGAATACAGACGGATATTCTGTGAATTACGCGACAGAAGCAGAAGCGGGAAAGATTGCAGTAGACGCGCTGCAAACAAAGATCTATGCGGTCATCCGCCGTTATCTAGCGCATACAGGACTGCTTTATCTGGGGGTGAATGTCAATGCTTACGAATGCTAAGATTACGATTTTTAATCAGTGGCCAGACCGGGAGAGCAGGAAGATGGTGTTTATTCCTCATGTCATCCCTAAGGTCTGGTTTCATACAAACCAGAAAAGTACCGTAGGGGAAAATGGATTGAGAAGCGCGGATGAGTATCAGATTCGGATTCCGTATACAGAATGCGCTGACTGGATCACGCCGGATGCGTTCAACCGATTAACAGCAGTGTATGGGAAATGGACTGTGCGGAATGGTGATTTCTTTATCCTGGGAGAATGGGATGGAGGAAATGTCACCGGAATAGAAGATATCAGGAAAAGGTTCTCTGGAACGATTGGGAAAGTACTTAGTCATTCCGAGAACTTTTTTGGTTCTTCTAAGCATATCAGGATAGGTGGTGGTTCTTAATGGCAAAGATCAGGCTTGATATAGATCCGGTAGATAAAATTTTATTGAAGAGAAGTCTCAATAAGAACGGAGCAGGGCAGAAGTTCTTCACCCATGAAGTAAGACAGCTGTCCACACCTTATGTGCCGAGATTAAGCGGAAACCTGTCAATGGACAGTGTGACAGAAACAGCATCCTCTATTATATATGACACTCCTTATGCAAGGCGGCAGTACTACGAGAATAAAGGAAAGAACAGATCTGTACATGCTCGCGCTGGTAGTCACTGGACAGAGCGTATGTGGGCGGATCGTGGGAAAGAAATCGTACAGTCTGTTGCGAAATATTGCGGAGGGAAGGCGAAATGAGTATAACAAACCAAGTGGCGGAGTTTATTGCCGGGTGCCCGTTTCTGCAGGAGTTTCAGGAGATGTTCCCTGTTGTGAATGTAGATATGTTGGAGG